AATCTTGCAGAGGAGTACACTGCCGGTTCGCTTCCTTCTGCTCCGGCGTCATCCTGCGGAGATAATTGTCCGCGATATACGCCGTGCAGTTTGGAAAATGGTACTCTGCTACAATGTGCGGCTCTTCGTCCGCAATGGGGTCGTATTGCTTCTTCATAGGTTCGTCCTCCTTCCGGCTCTAGTTTTTCCATATTTTGCAGCTTTACGCAGTCTGTTCCTACTTCTCGCCCTCGAGCTTCCCGATGATGCCGTGGATTCTCTCAGCCGTTTTATATCGGTACGCTGCTACCTCGCGGAATCGCTCCCGGTCGCCTGCGGGCCGCCTCTCATCTTCGGCGGCTTCATCCCACTTCCGGCCGTTCTCTTCGGTTCTATCGGCCTCTTCCAAAAGGATTCTTTTAGCAAGATATTTCTCAGCTTGCGTCAGCTTTGGCATCCCCTCACGCCTCCTTCTTCTCGTTCATCAGCTTTGCCGCCGTAGCCACGCCCTGCATATAGGCGATCATGACCTCGATCTGCTGCTGGTTCATGTGCTTCATCTCATGCAGCACACCCTCGACCTGCTTCTTCTGCTCTTCCGACATTGAACTCACCTCGCTTCTCAGCAGCAATTCGATTTGTCAATTAGACAAATCGACATTTCTTACTGTAAGGAAGAAATCTGCTTGTTGCTTTCAAAAACCATTATTGTTGTTTCTGTAAACACAACATAGCATAGGAGTTTGTTTTTGTCAACATATATTTTGCAAAAATCAGAAATAATTGTTGACTGTATAAACTTTTTGTGCTAATCTACAAATGCCCCATGATCCATGTGCGGAAAAATCCTGTTCAGGAGGTGATATAAATGGGTGAACGTATTAAGCAAGTACGCCTCGCCGCAGGCCTGACGCAACTGCAGTTTGCGGAAAGGATTGGTCTTTCCCGCAACTTCATCGCCGTAATCGAGACCAGCGGGCGGAAGCCCAGCGACCGCACGATCTCAGATATCTGCCGGGAGTTCAATGTCTCTCTCGCATGGCTGGAAGACGGCGTCGGAGAAATGTACGTCCAGCGCACAGAGAACGAGCGCATGGCCATGATGTTCGCCGACGTCCTTGCCGAATCCGACGAATCCACCCGCAAGCGCGGCATCGCCGCCGCCCTCGAAATGCCCCCGGAGTTCTGGGACAACATTCTTGAATACGCGAAAAAAATCACCGGAAGCAAATAAAAATGCTTCCGGCGATTTTTTTGACGAATTTTGTATGTAAAATTTGTGAAACGTTGCGGCTTGAGATTGTCCTCATTCCATTCTACAATAAAAGTAACATTTTGGATGGAGGTTTCGCTATGAGGCGTTTCATGCGTACCTTGGGCCGTGTTAGTTTCCTGTCCCGAATCTTCAGTTTTTTCCTTGAAATTGGTCATGTCGTCTGCATTTTTGCGCCGCTCACCATGCTTGGTTTGTCACCGCTTCTCTCCTTTTTGATTTCTGCTGTCGTGTTCTTTCTCGACAAACCCGCTCCAACGATTGCGTGGCTGGCTCATCTTGCAATTTGGATTGCCTCGATTTTCTCCGCCGTCCATTGTCAAGAGCCGAAGCTTTTAACGCTGTACCTCATCTGCGCCGTCGCGTATTTTATCGTTGAAATTCTCTGCACAGGTTTTATTGTGATTGCCGGTTCAAAGCAGGTCCGGCGTTAAAGAGGTTTTTCCGCATGACATATTATGATATCCTCGGCGTTCCAAGATACGCCACGACCGAGCAGATCAAATCTGCATATCGAGAACAGATGAAGTTCTTTCATCCCGACGTCTTTGATGGCAGCCCCTATGTCGCAGACGTAAAGTCGAAACAGCTAAATGAGGCCTATGCAGTCCTCTCCGTACCAGCAAAGCGCTACGAGTACGACGAAAAGCTGTACGCGGACGACCATGCGCACCTACAGGATATATTGAAGTCTCGCGACGATCTGCGCGCGCAATCTGCGAAGGACAAATCCGACAACGAGAAATACGTTTCCTTTATGCGCAGCGAATTGGAAAAGTCCACCCGGAAGTACCAAAAATTCCGTGGTTTTGCAGCTATCATTCTGCTTGCGGTCGTTCTTGCCTTCAGCATCTATGTGGGCAGCAATTCCGCCCCTGCTGCCCGCGCCGTTGAGACCGCCCGATTGCAAGGCTATAACGCCGGGTTTCAAGCTGTCCTTGATGCATCCCCTGAACCAGAAACCGAAACCGTCTCAGATGAGCCTCTCTCCGAGTATGATTCCCAGCCCGTCTGGGTCACACCTTCCGGCAGCAAATATCACCTTAGAAGTTGCAGTGCAATCAGCGGTCACGAGGTTGAGCGCACAATCCGGATTGAAGCAGAAAAAGCCGGATACACTGCCTGTTCAAAATGCAAGCCCTAATGCTCCCGCCGGAACGGTTTCTCGTTCCGGCGCTTATTTTATGATGTTCCGCAGGAATCGCAGGATGATTTTCAGTTGATCCAGTGTGGCCCGCTCTAAAATGTTTTCAATCTGTTCCATCGTCTTTTCCATTTCCGCCTCCATTTCTCCACAAAAATCCTGTCCCTTTTTTGTCAAACATTGCATCTTGCCCCTGCCTCTTGTAAGTTGTAAAATATAGGTAGGCGTCGCCCGCGCCGCTGGCCGAACAACGGCGCGGACTTTTGTTTGCGCAGGCGACCGGGAGCCGTCTGTATTTGAAGCATGGCATACGCCGGTTGGGTTTGTAAACCTGTCGGTTTGGTTTTCAGCGTAGGTTTTTCTGAAATCTTACTGCCACAGGTGTGGTTTTTATATATGGAGGGATGGTTTTTGTCAGAAAAATTGTGGGAAACATGCCGCGAAGCAAAGGACACCATGCAGCCGCATAAGACGAATCAGGATATCGCTGACGAATCCGGCGTATCCGTCAATGCCGTCAGCCAATTCCTGCGCGGCGAGACTACGAAGCCGTACATTGATACCGTCGGCCCGATTTGCGCATCCCTCGGCGTATCAATGGATGAGCATTTCGGCGTCCCGCCTGCCGAGCCTTCCGAGCCTGCCGAGTCTTCCGATGCTGAAAAACTCCTCGCCGAGAACGCGGCCCTTCGTGCGCAGTTTGCCCAGCAGCAGAAGTCCCTGCACATGCACCGGCTTGTGACGCTCATCCTCTTGGGTATTCTTTTGCTGTGTGCCCTTGCGCTTGTGGCCGACGCGCTCATCCCATCGATCGGCTGGATTCGCACCTGAAAATTACCGCCCCGGCCTGATAAGCCGGAGCGGTTGCTGTATAACTTTTTTGCCCAACGGGGAGAATTTGCCTATGAAATTTACATCTGCATGGAGAATTGTGGACCCGCTCTCGCAGTATATCATTTACCTGCGCAAGTCCCGGAAAGACATGGACGCCGAAGCCCTCGGCCAGACCGACACGCTCAAGCGGCACAGAGCCGCGCTTCTGTCTCTTGCCGAGAGCCGCGGTCTTAATGTCGTTGAGATCTGTGAGGAGGTCGTGACCGGTGATTCCATCGCTGTCCGGCCGGAGGTGCAAAAGGTGCTACAGCTTGTGGAGACCGGCGCGTACGCAGGCGTCCTGGTCATGGAGGTCGAGCGTCTTGCCCGCGGCGACACAATCGACCAGGGCATCATTGCGCAGACCTTTAAGTACTCCAACACCATGATCATCACGCCGAATAAGTCCTACGATCCAAACAATGAGATGGACGAGGAGTACTTTGAGTTCGGACTTTTTATGTCCCGCCGCGAGTACAACACCATCAAGCGTCGCCTGACACGCGGCAAAGAGGCGTCCATCCGCGAGGGGAAATGGATCTCCGGCAAGACGCCCTTCGGCTGGCTGCGGGAGAAGATCCCGAACGATAAAGGCTACATGCTCGTCCCACATCCGGAGCAGGCCCCGATCCTGCGGCAGATCTACGACTGGTACACCGGCGATGGCTGCGTCCGTGTCGGCTCGTCTGCGATCGCCACGCGCCTGAATCGTCTCGGTGTCAAAACAAATACCGGCAGCCGCTGGACTGCCAGCGCCATCCTTGAGGTCCTGCGCAATCCGGCGAACGCTGGCTGGATCAAGAGCAAGGGGCGCCCGGAGATCAAGCATATCGTCGACGGCTCCGTCGTCGTCAGCCGCCCCCGCGCCAGAATTGAGGATCTGACGCTGCACAAGGGCCTGCACAACGGGCTTATCTCGCAGGAGCAGTTCGACCGGGCCGTTGCCCTGAGTTATTCCACGGCCAGCCCGCGCGGAAAGGGCGCATGGAAAACCGCGACCAGCCTTGCTGGCCTTGTGCGCTGTGACCAGTGCGGCCGCATCATGGTCCGCCGGGCGACATCCGGTGGCCGAAAAGACACATTTCTGTGCCCCTCGTATGGCTGCTCCACTGTCAGCGCGTGGTATGACGAAGTTGAGACGGCTGTCCTTGACGCCCTCCGCGGCTGGCTTCACGAGCTGGAGGTCGGCGAAGCCGTTTCCGCGGACGACAGCTCTCTTCTCAGCGCCCTGTCCTCCGCCATTTCCGCCGATCAAAAGCAGCTTGCCAAACTGGAGGCGCAGGAAACCCGCGCCTACGAATTTGTCGAGACCGGCGTCTACACGCCTGAGGTTTTCCTCCAGCGCTCGCAGTCGCTGGCAGCCGATAAGCTGGCTATCCTTTCGCGCATTGATGAGAACCAGCGTGCCATTGACGATATCGACCGTGCAAAGCAGACGCGTGCCCGTCTCGCCCCTGCCGTCCGCCACGTGCTCGAAACCTACCCTCTCGCCGGATCTGTGCAGGAGCAGAACGATCTGCTGAAAACCGTCCTGCAAAAGATCGTCTACCACAAACAGTCCAAATCCTACAGCAAAGCCGGCAGCGACATGCGCGTCACCCTGTACCCCCTCACAGATTGATTCCCCGCCTTCCAAGCAAAAATCAAAGAACCCGTGTAATTGAGATCCTCAATTACACGGGTTTCATTCATGCGTACCGGCTAATTGCCTATTTTGCAATATGCTCATAATACGCCATGAGCTTGCGCTCCGGCCCCGGGCCGTCCTTGTCGAGCAGGAACGCCTTGGCCAGCGACGCGTAAAACTCCGGGCGGTTGAGTCCGAACTCTACGGCGACGGGGTAGTAGTCCGAGTACATCATGTTGAGCGTCACGCCCCACGCCCAGCGTGGGATCTCGTTCGGCTGAATGCCCATGCTCTCGGCCACCGCCGTTGTCTGTTCCATTGTCCAGTGCGGGCCGGTCGTGCCGTCGGCGTTTTGCATGTGGGCTGCCCACTGCATCGCCGTTTCGCGATCAAATGTGGCCGTCTCCGGCTCGTCGTGGTGCCCGTGCAGCTTTTCAATCCTGCAGATCGTCTTCGCGTACAGGCCGACTTCTTCCGCGCTGCCGAGCGTCACCGGCTTTTCCATCGCCTCGTGCAGCTTTGCGTAAAGCTTTTCGATATATTCTTTCATCTCGTCATGCCTCCTGGATATACCGGTAGAGTTTATCGACGTCGTTCTGGTCAAACCGCATATCGCCCAGCAGCGGGACAGATACGGTCAGCTTGTTTTCAAAGCGCGGCCTGGCCGCGTTGTAGAGCTTGTCGAAATCGATGTTCCCGGCGTCGTCAAAGATCTGCATCATCTTGACCGCCGGATTCTCGCGCAGCGCAAGGATCTTTTCGCGGCTGCCCTCCATGATGAGCGCCAGCATGATCCCGGCCCCGATGCCCTTGCCGCCCGGCAGGTGCGGGATGACCTCATTGTCTGCGTAGCGCATCGCTCCGCGCATGGCCTGATCTATCGTCACTGTCATTGCAGATTTCCTCCTTTAAGGATGGGGCGGCTATTGCCGCCCCGTGCGTTTAGCCGTTGCAGCACCCGCCGCACTTCGGGATCGGGTTGTAGAGCGACTGCGCCGTGGTCGCGGTGCCCGTGGTGACGTCGGCGACCTGCTTGGGATAAAAGGTCGCGTTGACGTAGGTGACGATGGAGTTATCACCGCAGCAGCGGCGTTCGGCCTCCATCTTGACCGCATCAAGCGCTTCCTTGCGGACGGACTCGACGTCCTGCTTGACCAGCGCGAAGCTGTCCTCGGTGCGCTGGTTGTGGACGGCCTGCTTGCACAGCGCCTCACGGACGTCCTTGAGCTGCCCGTCGATATAACCGTACATCTCCAGCATCTTGCCGTCGTTGTACGTGTTGGCCTTGAGCAGCGCGATCTCGCTGTCCTTCGCGGCCAGCTTCTGCTCCCGTTCAAGATCGTAGCGCGTGACCGGCATGTTCTCGCTGCACGTCGGCTCCTGCTGCCGTGCGGCGAGCATGGCGGCGACCGTCATGGCAGGCGTGACCGCCGCAGCGATGTCAGCGGCTGCCGGCTTGTTGTTCTGTCCGATGCCGCCCAGTAGATTGCCGAGCCCGCCGTTTGCCAGACCCAGCGCGGCGCCGCCGATGCCAAAGCCCAGCGCAGTCCCTGCGAGTCCCTTACTTGCGTATTCCATAAAAATCCCTCCGAAAATGTAGTAAACCGGCCGGTTTCTATGTTCAGTCTACCGCTTCCCCGATTCCCGAGGGGGACATCTGTGGGACACTTCCGGGACAGTTCTGTCCCATTTGCGTGGATTTTTGTTTTTTTATAAAATATTTTGAAAACCCCTTGACATATACGGTATTACAGTATATAATATAGCCATAAGATAAAACAAGGCGAGATCCGGAGATCAAAAATGAATGCAGGAGGAACACAAGATGAAACAGTATAAATACTTCTTTAAGGCATATGACGAAAACGGCCAGATGTTTTTCTTCCACCGCTCGAACTCTGCAAGCCGGCTTCTTAAGCTGGCCGAAAAAGCCAGCTACGATGATAGCGGCGAGATCCTCTCCCGTTGGTATTGCGGGCGGACTGAACACAATATACCCGCAGAGATCCAGTATCGCGTATGCTGCGGCGAGAAGATCTGAGTTTTAGATCCACCACATTCCATTCCAACAAAAACTGCTCCGGTGCAACCGCATTGGAGCAGTATAATAAAAATGAGGGGGCAAATATCATGGCAAAAGCAACAGCTTACTGCAAATGTGAAACATGCGGAACAGAATTTACGAGAACGGCCAACAAAGGGCTCCGCGCCGAAGCTGATAGCTGGGCTTTGTGGGCGGCAGACCACTATACGGAATGCCCTGCCTGCTACGCAAAGCGTATGCGCTCCGAAGAATCGAAGAATCCGATCACGGCGCTCGTTGGGCTTGATGTTCTCAATGCACAGATCGTGATCTCCATTACCGGGAACACCCGGCCCGTGAAGGATGCACTCAAATCTCGCGGCTATCGCTGGGATGTTCCGTTTGAAACAGGATTGTCCGGCATCCTGGACACGGGAACTCGATTCAACGCGTGTTGGAGCAAGGAACTTCCGGCGCCCAAATATACCACTGCAAAAGAATTTTCAGAAGCCGTTTCCTCTGCTGTTTCCGATTCGATCCGCTCGCTGAAAGAGATCATCCCTGAACTCGAATTTAAGAACTCTTTCACGCAGATGGATTATATGCTCTTCTGCGATATGGCAAAGCACCTCGCAGAAGACGACGCCGCTGTTGCGAGCGCAATAGAAGCGCTCGAAAAGCCGGAACGCCCTGTATGCTACCCGGCAGGACGCTGGAACGGGAAATTCTATGGAAGGCCCGGAAGCTGGCGCATTTACCTGGATAATACGGAAACAAGTATTTCCGATGAAGATGTTTCAGCCATAAAAAATTACAAGTCCGCGCTGGCAGCGTACAAGGAAAAGTTGGAGGAGATCAAGAATGCGAATTGATCCATCATATCCACCGCTTGCTCTGTTGCAGAGAGTAACAGAAGAATACCCTGATGCCTGGGAGAAAATGAAACTGTTCCATGAAATGAACGGCAAGAACGGGCTTCCGAGATGGAATCAATGGTGCTATGCACCAATGTCCGCAGCAATGGCGATTGTGATGGGCGATTCTCCTGGCACATACGAAAACATTTCTGCCTCCACAAAGGCAACGCAAGAGATCGCTGCCCTTGCACCATGGATTGAAAACAAGGATGTGTTTATTGTCGGCCGTTCTTTGCAGGAACAATTGTTTGCACAAGAAGATGAGGAGTTTAAGATCGATAGCAAGGCGCTGTACCATATCCCGTACCGATCTTTTTATGTGCAATTCGCCGACGGCTTTCGGTATATTGATTCTCCGTGCCACGGTGTGTTTGTGCATCTTGAGGATGATGTAAATAGCGGCGACCACGAGCTGCGGCTGCTGTATCTCAAAGAAACCGGCAAAACCATCGGCATCCCAATCCATCTTGGAGAAAAAACGGTTCGTTCGAGCTTATCTCATACGGTAAACGAGGCGCTGAAAAATCTATCGGATGATAATCCAGAGATCCGCAGAGCCATGATCACAACTTTGGAGCGGAGAAACGCCGAGCTTGCCGCGCACAGACAGGCTTTGCAGATCGTACTTTATTTATGCAAGAAAAGCATTGAGAACGCCCCGAATCCAGAGGCCGCGTTTCTCAACACAAAAATCAGAAGCGGAGAAATCCATATTCATTTTTTATGATTCAGAAAAGGAGGCTGCAGGGAATGCCGACTGGCACCCAGCGCCGTGCTTGCAACAAGTGGGACGCTGAGAACATGTCCGCCGAAAAATATTTCTAAAAATTCGTAAAAAGCTCTTGGCGTATACGGTAATACAGTATATAATAGGGCCATACAGATAAAGCAGGCGAAAGCCGGGAGGCCAAAACAATGAACCTAACAGTTAGCTATGCAGAGTACAAAAAAAATTGGTCCAAGTGCAGGACCGTTAATGGCAGCTACAATGCTGCCGACAAGACCATCGTCGTCATGACCCCGGACGAGATCTACGAGCTTGGCCAGATCATCCCCGCTGAGGAGATCGAGTCTTACCGCGCGGAGCTGATCGCATCCGGCAGCCCGGAGTTTGCCGACACCTACCATATCCTCGGTCTCTACGCCGACGAGTTCCGCGGCGCATCGATCAGCGATTTTGACTGCGCGACGGCCGAAGAATCCGCCTGGATCGCGAAAGCGCTCCAGATTGTAAACAAATAAGAGGAGGTTACAATAATAATGTTTAACATCGTGTCTGTGTGGGGCATGCCGACCAACCCCAAGTACAACCCCGACACCGCCAACAATGGCGGCGGCTACTGGCAGTTTGCCGGCGGCATTTTGGCCGATATCTCCGGCCACCTTGTCACCGTAGATATTGTCAACACCTCTTGCGGCGACTTCGGTTCGCGGTACTACGTCGACGTGCTTGCCGACGGTTATCACTGGCGCTTTGCCGGCGGTACGATGGCCGACGCGTCCATCGACGCCCCGGAGGAAATCGACGCGGCCCTTGCGTCCATCTCCGGCGTCCTTGGCGTAAACGCCGCCGACCTCATGTTTGCGGCGCTGGACGCTGCATACATCTGCGCTCAGGAGGTATCCTATGCCGACTGACACCCAGCGCCGCGCTCGCAACAAGTGGGACGCTGAGAACATGTCCGTGATCTCCTGCAAGCTCAAGCGGGAGATCGTGGAAACCTTTAAGGCTACGGCGAAAGCCAACGGCACGACCCCGAATGAACTGATCCGCAAATGGATCGATGCGTATATGCGGCAAAACATGCCAGCAGAGCAACCTTCTGCTGACAAAATATGATTTGAATGTAAAAAAGCCCGCCCGGAGCGTAATGCTCAGGGCGGGCTGCTTTGTGCCAGGCGGCGGGCGATATTGTAGATGTGCGGCAGGCGGCGGGAGATGGTTTTGCGGTCGATGCCGATCTCGGCGGCGGCGTCCATCTGCGGGAGCCTGCGCACAATATAAAGCTTCACGATCTGCTGATCGATCTGATCCAGTATTCCCTCGTCAGTGACGCGCTCCCAGTCGCTGCGCGTGAGGTGTTCCAGCTCCTTCGGCAGAGCCAGCCGCGCAGTTATTTGCTGTCACTCCCTTCTGCCCGCCGTCCTGGCAGGTTTTATCTCATGGCAGCAGCCAGTTTTTTCAGGAGATCATCGCCGTACTTGTAGTCGGCGAGATATTTGATCGTGTTGTCCGCAAGTCCGGCCTTTGCTTTGATGGTCTTCTTGGCGTCCTCGACGGCCTTGTCGTCGGTTTCCGTGTCGTAGTCCACCCACGGGAGCTTGCCGTGCTTCTGCCATACGCGGCTGTTGTAGCCGCCCTTGACGCCGATGTTGCCGACGCCGGTGATCTGCACGCCATTATCCCAGATGGGCGTACACTCAACGGCCAAGCCGTCTCCGACGTACAGGCCCCAGTGTCCGGGCATCCAGAGGCCCTCGCCGGGAATCAGCTTGTCCCAGCCGGACGCGGATACGTCCTGACACTTCGCGATCATGCCGTCTGCGGAGACGTCCGGGACGGCGTTTCCGGCGTATCGGGCGCCGCCGTGGTAGGCGTTTTTGTTGCCGTTCCATCCCCACAGGATTCCCTTTGTGAGATTCACGCAGTCAAAGCCAAAGTAGCCCTTCCCGATCAGCCCGCGGAATCTGGCCTGCTTTGCGGCGTCGTACCAGTCTGGGTATTGCTTCGCCTTTTCCGTGATAATGCCGTTCGTCACGGGCGAGCCGAAGCAGCCCCACATGTACACGGTTTTGTAATTCTTTGCAACGTCGATATGCCGCCTGACGAGCTCAGAAGCTTTCATGATGCTCATTTCTGCGCGTCCTCCTGCGGCTTGCCTGCCGCATCGATGGCGTCCTGCGTTTTCTGCGACTGCGTGCCGAAATAGAACGTGATGACCGTCAGGAAGATCGTGAGAAAGTCCTTTCCGGTGACATCGCCGCGCAGGGCGAGGACGGCGAAGATGATGGTCAGGCCGAGCGTGACGATGGATTTGACGCTCAGCAGATTGCCGAGCCGCTTCTTGATGTTTTCCATATGTATACTCCTTTCAGTCCTTCAGCACGATCTCCGCGATGCGTGCCGCTGTTTCCGGGCCATATTCCTTGGCCCACTGCTTCATAAATTTCTGCGCATACTTCGCGCGGTTTTCATTTTTGGCTTTCCAATAGTAAAATCCCCCGGCGGCCGTTGTCAGGGCGAGCTGTGCGACCGTGATCTCCACGATCGGCACGCCGAAGATGCAGAGGAGGATGAGGAACAGGCTGACCGCCGTGTTGCCGATCAGCCAGAATTTCGAAAATTCCATCATCCAAGCCCCGCGTGAGCCAGCGCCCAGCCGACAAGACCCGCGACGATGGCCGTCGCAACCGCCATGATGATCGCGTCCCAGCGCTTGCCGGGCTTTGCCGTCAGCTCCGAAACGCTGGACTGCATCTCGTCGATCTTCTCGTCCATCGTTTTCATGTGCTCGGCCATGACAGCCACGCTGGACGCGATCTTGCTTACGGCGTCATTTCTCTTTTCGAGATCCTTGATTCGTCCGGTGTTCCTGTCGACGCAGCCGCGGATTTCCGCGACTGCAATGCTCAGATCCTGCAAGTCCATGTTTATCTCCCTTCCGCGCTATCAGATCGGCACAAAGGCCGCGTCTGTCCACTTTGCCCTCGCGCCTGCCGCGCCCATCCAGATCTTGATCTCGCCGTTGTGCGTGTAGTAGGCGTTCTGGATGAGGGCCATTCCGGATGCCCACGCGATCGGATTGTCAGCCGTGCCCTGTTTTACGGCCTGCTCAACGTACTCCTGCCGGACGAGGATCTTGTTGACGTAGATGTTGCGCCAGTCGTAGCCCAGCTTGTCCGACTGCGTCACGTCCTCCGTGATGCCGCCTGCGGCCTGCACCAACCTGCCGTCTTTGATGGCGGTTTTGAGCTGCGTAAGCTTAGTTTCCGTCATAGGTAGCCTCCAATTCCGCCAGAATATCACTGGCTGTTTTCTTGCCCATCTTGCAGGTACAAGTGCCATCGCGGTTGTCGGTGATCGGCCCGGCCACGCAGTAGCCGGAGCAGTCGTTCTCCCGCATGGTCTGCTCCGTGCCATCCTCATCCGGCTGCTTTTCCACGACCGACCATACCAGTCCGTCCGTAAACAGCTGCGCCGCCTCCGCATAGGTCATCTGCAGTGTGACGGTCTTTGACGCCCGGCCGTCCCAGTCGCGGTCGATCTCCTTGCCGGTGATAGAGGCCTGATATTCCATATTGCCTGCTTTCAGATACAGCACTCTGTCTTTTTCCCCTTTCTGTCCCCGTTTCCGCCGTCAGAAGCACCACGCTGCCGCAACATATGAGTTCTTCTTCGGCTCGGCGCGGTACGCGCTGCCGCTTTGGTAGAGCCTGACATAGGTGGTGGTACTCGTCACGACCGGCGAGCGCGTCCACCATTCGACATTCGCGCCGGAGCGTGCATATTTGCGGCGATTCGCCCCCGTCGTGTAATACGGGTACTGCGTGCCCTCGCCCGGCGCACTGAGGCTTGCTGTGCCGAAGAGTTCCGTCTCCGACGGGATGAACAGCTTGTCGACCGTCGTTACAATTGTCGTGCTCGCACTTCCGGCACCGGTCAGCTTGGATACCTCACGCACGGCCGCCCTGACCTCATCCGGGAACTTGTTCAGTATCTCGCTCATCGCGGTGGTACGGACAATGGAGTTCTCCCAGCCGTCGGTGTTGTGGCCGTCAGACCGCATGGCGTAGGTGAGGGAATAGACCTCATGCATCTGCAGAGTAAGCGGTGCAGTCCCGGAGCCATCGGCATAGGTATCGTGATCCTTGCCGATGATATCGATCATGAATGACACGCCGATGTCCATCTTCTTCTTGTCCCCGACCGCCCACGTCTCAGGCACCTGCTTTCTCTGGCAGGCGGCGATGATCGTCGCCCAGTCGTTGTTCGCGAAAACGGGATCCAGCACGAGTGGCGGTGTCTGCGCGGATAGCATCATGGCGCGCCTGCGCTTTTCCATCCAGCTCATGACGCCTCCTTCACGGCGATCACGACGCCGTCCTTAATGGACAGCTCCCACGTCTCGCCCGCGCCGAACGCCGGCGCTTCGCCGATGTATTTTACCGTTGCCGGGAATGTGACCGTGATCGTCCCGCTCGCCGCCGTCGTAATACGCAGCCAGCACTCAAACTTAGTGCCAGCCGGAAACGCAAATGTTACGGTTCCAACGTTAGTCAAATAGTACTCGACATTGTCTCCTAAGTTGACTAGATTAGGTGCATCTATCGAGGTACTCGACGGCACTGTTTGCAGTGTTACAGTTTGGAAGCTTGCTGCACCGGCTGCTGTAACAGTTAAAACTTCAGAAGTGCTGCTAGAAATTCTTGTGAATTTTGCGAACATCTGAGATCCACCAGCTAAAAAGTACACTGCATTATTATATACAGCAATTGGAATCTTACCGGCACGTGCAGCAGCTAGGATCTGTGCAGATGTTTTATCACATGTGTAGCTACTTCCAGAAGCAGTTACTGCACAGATAAAAAAGTCCAGTTCTCCAGCATCCCATACGCCATCAATCACACGTAGATATTTTCCATTATCTGCTGTTGTAACAGCTGGTAAAGCGTCTATTGGTAAATTGGTTAAATTTGACCCATCACCATAAAATTTATTTGCATGAACTTCATTCCATCGAGCCAAGCTTGTCCCCAAGGATGCACCACCACTTGTATACGGAGACAAATTACCATACATGGTTGACCCGCCACGATTAACTAATGTTCCTTCAATACCACCAATAATACCTGTAAATGCGATTTGTGTTACGGCGAACCATCCGGTATCTTCATTAGACTGAGCGCGAAACGTTATTCGGACGCGCTTACCGACGCCATCAACAGACGCCCCCATATACTGGGTATTTACAACCTCGTCAATTGGGATGTTATCCCTCTCTGCTACTAATACGTACTGGTTTGTAATGGAATCATATATCTCAATTTTGTAATATCTGCAATTCTGCTTGGCCTCCCTCCAATAGAACGATGCGCCGTTCTCCCACTTGAGCACCAAATTCGAATCAATCACAATAGAGACTTCAAGATTTCGGACATCCATCATAGACGGTGACCTGCTTGATGATGCATCCTCCCACGCCCCAGTAGAATCGCCCTCTGGTGTCACGCCTTTGGATTCTTTCAGGGCTTTATACCATCTGAAAACACCGGATGTAGTTTGATACATAACACGCGCATTTTGCGGGTAATTGGTTGTTTCGCTCCATAAACAAGCAGTCTGTGCTTTGCTCGGGCCTTTTCCAAAGTTAAGGTTTGTGCCGGATTTCCCGTCAAACAGTGTATCAATTTCCCAATTCTGAAACGGCATGAGAATCCCGTCATAGAAAATCTGCACATTGCCGCCGTTATATCGGAGGAAGCCAACTGCATTCACAGCGGGGTTGATGGATACGGCGCCTACGTTATTGATAATACTATTTATACCGCCACGCAATCTCAAACCTTGAATCTCGTCATCAACGCCAAGATAGTCCGTGCCGGGAACCGCGGCGCTGACGCCGCCCGCGCCGTCACCCTTCAGGATGCCGCTTGTCTTGATCTTGTCCTGCTTCCCGCTCAGATCGACCAACCCGGCAGCCGCCGAAGCGATCTCCTGCTTGTCGGCTTCCGTAAAATAGTCCGTCCCCTTGACCGGTGTCTTTCCCGCAGGCCCCTCTGCGCCTGTTGCGCCGGTGTCGCCCTTCTCGCCGCGCGATGGCTTTCCCGTGTCGGTCGCCCCGAGATACCAGTTGCCGTTTTCTCCGATGGTCGGGGTAACGCCGTCCGCGCCGCTTGCGCCCGCCGGGCCGGTGTCGCCCGGTTCGCCCTTCGGCCCCTGTTCGCCCGGATCTCCCTTGTCGCCCTTTGCGCCCTGCAGCGGTCCGTTGTTGACCCACGCATTCGTCACGCCGTCGTAGATGTAAATGTCATACGGTGCAGCCGCGCCCACGCCGTAGGCGTCGCCTACCTCCGGATTCTCGACCGACGCCTGCAGCGCGGATACCGATCCGTAATAGCCCTTGACTGTAAAGCCCGTTCCCATATCGCCCTTCGGGCCGGTCGGGCCTGCCGGGCCCTGTGGTCCGGTCTGCCCCTGCGGGCCGGTTTCTCCCTTCGGGCCAGTCGCGCCAGTGTCTCCCTTGTCGCCTTTCTCTCCCTTTTCGCCGGGCTCTCCCTTCGGGCCAGTGTCGCCGGTCGCGCCCTTCGGGCCTTCCGCGCCGGTGTCGCCCTTCGGCCCCTGCTCGCCCTGTGCGCCGGCAGGTCCGGTCTGCCCCTGCGGCCCCGCCGGTCCGGTCTCGCCCTTCGGTCCTTCCGGGCCGATGACGGAGCCGAGGTCGACTGTGCTTCCGTCTGTCAGCGTAAAGACAAGCCGCCCCGCGTCCGTAACCTCCACGGCCTTTACCCCGCGGGAAATCAACCCGCCGATCGTCACCGTGATCTGATTTGGAATTTCTACCCTCATACCTGCTCCTTACTCCACAAATACCCGGTTCCCGCTTGCCAGCGTCGTCTTGTCGCCGTGCGTGTACCGGATATCGTAGTTGTACTTTCCCTTCGTGAATTTTGCCGTGACCGTCGCGTCGAAGTTCAGCGTGACCTGGTCATTCTCCACCTTCGCAAAGCTGAACGTGTGGACGGTCTGCCGCGTATCGTCCAGAAACACGACCGCCATGCTGTCCGTCGTCCCGATCGTGACGGCCTCGCCGTCCTGGTCCTTCAGGTCGAACCGCAGCACGATCGAGAACGTGTCCCCTTCGTACCACCGCAGCACCCCTTTGTCGATCCTCGGGCTCGGATAAGCCCCCGGAATTGGTGTCGCCATCCCGCATCCCTCCTTTTTTCCCAGTGTAGCAGACCCCCGCGCATGATTCACCCCACGCCGCGAAGCAAAGGCCGGGGCATCTGCCCCGGCCCGCTCGTTATTTTTCTTTCAGCCACTTGTCAATATCCTTGGACTTATCCGCCCGGTTGAACCCCAGCGCCACATAGGCCGCCAGCAGTTTCTCCTTGAGCTTCTTCCGCTCCTCTGGCGAGGCCGCGATATACTGCGGCTTGTACGCCTTTGTGATCTCACTGCCGATATCGCCCTTCTCGGCTCCGTGGTCGAAGTATTCCTTTGCCGCCGCTTTCAGATCCCCGCCATCTTCGATAGTTTGCAGGATCTTTCCGTACTTCGTATAGTCCTTCCCGCCGGTCCACTCCTTGTAGAGCCAGTACGCCTTGTTCTCATCCTCGGCGTAGTCGTTCGCAAGGATCTTCTGGATCGCCTTCTCCTGCGTCACGGTCCCGGCGGCAACGGCGTCCTTGAGATCCTGCTTCTGCCTCGCTTCCTGCGCGTCCTGGATCTTCTCGTTCATGTAGTCGATCCGCTCCTGCGTGCTCTTCGGCTCCATCTCCGCCTTCTGCGTATCCCCGGCAAGGACCTGATAATAATACTCTGCCTTCGCCTCATCGCTGATATCATAGGCCTTCAGCAGCATCATCTTGTCATAGTTCTTCTCCAGCTTCCGCGCCGCCTGGATGAACGCATAGGTCTCCCGCTGGTCCTCGCCTCCCTCGGTCATGCCCTGATAGGCGGCAGTCTCCTTCGCGGACAGCGACTTGAACCCGCTCTCCACCCAGCTCTGCGCCTCTTCCGTCGCCGTCTTGCCGAACAGCAGCGCCTGTGCCCAGCTCTTCGCCCGGTCGGCTGCGTTGCCATTGTACACGGGATACTGCAGAATGTCGCGTCCCTCGTTGTCGACCGAATAGCTTCCGCCTTTCCATGCCGCCACGCCGCCCTGGATCAGCTTTCTCGCCTGTCCTCCGCCGAACGGCGTCGCCAGATACAGGCCCGGCTTCAGAAGCTCGTTTCCGATGGTCTGTGCCTTCTTCGCAGGCGCCATGTCCTCGTTCTTTGCCAGCAGCGCCTTCTCGATGTTTCCGAGGTTCGGGATGGCCGACGTCACGGCGATCCTGCCGCTGTCAATGTCCAGCCCCAGCGCCTCATCCACGCCGAGGATCGTCAACGCCTGCGTGCCCGGGAACTCAGAAATGATGTTCCCTTCAAGGTTCTTGATCGCCTGATACGTGCCCGGCTTCTCCTTCGTGAAGTCCCATTTCCCGGATACTGCCGCCTGCACCGTGTTCGGCAGCTGATACCCCGTGAAATCCCCGACCGTATCATTGATGATATCCAGCGGATCCAGCGCCGCGCGCCTGCCCGCAATGCTCTCGTAGAACTCATTGTAGATCCACGCGCCAATGAGGAATTTGAACATCGCCTTCGCCAGCGCCGCCACGCCCTTCTTCCTCTCCTCCTGTGCCATATCCTTGAAGATCCAGCTCAGTTCGTTGTTGACCTCCAGCTGGAACTGCGTGAACAGCTTCACCAGCGGGTTCCGCGCGGAATACAGCGTCGGCGTCGAGCCTTTGCTGCGGTCTGCTATCACGCCGGATGCAAACTGATCTGCCTCCTGCATCGCGCTCGTCTCGCTCATGCCCCTGCGCAAGTTCTGGTAATACCGCGCACGGACGACACTTTCCGTCGTAAACATGTCAATGGATTCCATCAGCCAGCCTGCACCGGCGGAGACTTTATCCATCGTGCTCATGGCCAGCCGCCTGTAACCGCTGCGGTTGTTGATGAACGTCGACGCAGAATCCAGCCCGTCAGCGGTCTTGTAGTTTTTCAGCGTATCCCACATGCCGCGCAGCACGTCCGCCGTCGACACCTGGCTCCATGCCTGCGTGATCGGAATGAAGTTCGTGAGCGCCGAACCCACGTTGGCCGCGACCATGTTCGCGCCCACGCGGGACTCAAACTTCTTCATGACGTTGTAGAACTTTCGCCCCATGAGCTTTTCCATGCCCCGGTCGAGCCGCGACTTCTTTCCCGCCAGAAGGTTTGTGTATTCGTCCAGCTCATCCACAAAGTTCGAAAGCCCATACCGTCCGTTCTTCGTCAGATTTGCAACCTGCTCGTTGGCCTCATCCGGGTTGAGAAACGGGTTCATCATGATCGCATCGATCCGCTGTTTCAGTCCCTCATCTGACGCCCGATACCGGATCTGCGTTGCCAGCGCCCGCAGCCGCTGAATGTCCGCCGTGTGGAAGATCACGTCCGTCGCGACCTCGATGTACCGGTCAAAGCCCTGCAGCGCGTCATACGCCGTCGCGTAGCCGAGTCGGTTCTGGATATTCGCCATGTACCGGATCCCCGGTTTGAAGTTCGCCGTGAGGCCGTTGATCGTCGCCGGCAGCGGCGACACATCGCCCTCGATCCCGGCCGCCCTTGCGAACTTCTGCAGAATGCTGCCGCCTTCCTCGTTCTCCTGGAAGTGTGGGAAATATCCCTGCAGATAATTGACCGGCTCATAGCCGTTCTCAATGCGCACCCGGTTCATGTCCTCAAAGAGCTTGTCGTAGACCTCATGGAAAACCTTCACGGCCGCCCGTACCTTGCCGAGATCCAGATTCGGATTCTGCTTCTCAAACTCCTGAATCGCCGCGTTCCACTCGTCGAACGTCTTTCCGCCGCGATGCTCTGCGCGCGGATGTTTCTTGAGGTAGTCCCGGTTAAACTCTGCTTCGCCCAGCCACTGCACGGCGTAGCTCTCGGAAACGAGATTCCCCTTCCGCACCTGCCGGTCAAGCTTCAGCTCCCGGATCCTGTCCTGCTGCTCGACCAGATAATTCTTCCGCTTGCTCTCGTTTTCGTGTACAGGCCAGAAATACTTGTTGATAAACGCATTGGCCTTTTCGTCAGAGACCTTGCCCTTCCGCGCAATATCCCGGATGTTCCGCTCCATCGTCTCGCGCTGGTACTGGATCCCCATGTTCTTGTCGACCCACTTGACGGCCTCTGCTTCCGTCAGCGCCTGCTCAGCAAAGTCCCGCAGCCCCTGCTTGCGCTGCGCGTTCCATGCCTTGAGCTTCAGCGCCAGCATGTCATAGTCTGCCTTTGCCTCGTAGACCTTCAGGATCTGCTGCCCGTTTTCCAGCCCTGCCACATAATCCGGGCTTGTCTCCCCGCGCAGCAGCCGGTTCACGATCTTCTGGTCTGCTTCCGTCAGCAGCGTCTTGCTCTGCGCTTTCTCGACCACTCGCCTTGCGTCCTTCAGCTGCGCCCACATCTGCTTCGTTTCTTCCGCTGTCTGCGGAATAGCAAGCTTTTCTTTGGCCTTGTTCTGTGCCTCCAGATACCGCTGCGCCACGCGCAGCCCGCTCGTCAGCCGGTCGATGGATTCCGTGAAATTTGCCTGCTGCCACTTCTTGAAGCTCGCCGCCTGCGGCCCGTAGTATTCGTCCAGCGTTTTCTGCACCTTCTGGATCCCGCGCGCCACATCGTAGATCTGCATCAGCTGGTCGCTCGGCGCGGTAATGTCCGCCGGGAACAGCTCCGGCGCCATCTCCTGCAGCTGCTGATACGCCACGTCCACCGGCAAGCCGTCCTTGCTGATCGTCAGTGTCCCCATGGCCGCCTTCCGGAACAGATTGTAGTCCGCGATATCCTGCCGGTCCTTCTCGGAGATGGAAAGCTTCTGATCCCGGATGAACTTCTTGAGGTCGCCGTATTGCTCAATATACTGCGTGTCTTCTTCAATGCCCGCCTGATAGGCCGTTTCAAAGAGGTCATTCAGCTTCGCCCGGTCGAGCTGCCCGTCCGTAAAGAACGTCCGCAGCGCCTCCTCAGCCATCGGCCGCAAAACCTCCCGCTTCGCCTGCCCCGGCACGCTCAGATTTTCCGCCAGCTCATTCACCAGCCGGCTTTCCAGCCGCCGCACATACTGCGCAGCCTTCTCCCCCATCAGATCCCGATACCGCCCGTCCTGCGAAGAATACCGGATATCCGGGTTCGTTAGGCTGAAACTTCCGTTGTTTGCAACCGCGGACTTCACCTGCGCAGAATCAAACACAGCCCATGCCTTCACGCCGTTCTCAACCGCCTGAATCCCGTCGTATCCATGCCGTTTCAGCATCTCTACCATCCCCGGCGTATTGATCACCTGCCACATGAGCTCCGGCTTCCCCGCCTGTTCCCATACGGCTTGCAGTTCGCTAGGTCTGATCTGTAGCCGCTTCGCAAGATCCACATAATTCCCGCTATATCCGCCGTCAGTGTTTCCAATATCCGCCGGATTCTCCACGCGAATATATGCCGGGATAATACGATCGACGTTCCCTGCGTAGATCGATGCCTCCGGCATAATTCGCTCAACGCTGCGCGTCGCAGTGGAGTATTCTTCCGCGTACTTGATGTTTGCAGTCAGCCAGATCGGTTTCCCGCCTACATCAAACTTTGTAAATTTCGCTCCGGCACCGTGGAACACCATCAGTGGCTCGCCTGTCTTGTTCGTTGCCTTGCTGTCTGCGAACCAATCCCGGAACGCTGCCGTCTGCGTCTTCTCCCGCTCATCAATCAGTTTCTGCATGAGCCTCGGATTCCGCAGGAAAACGGCGTCCTTAAACACACCGCGCCCGCTCCCATCGTCCAGCATCGCAGAGACGGTCTCAAGGTTCTGTTTATCCCGCTCCGACGCCTGCCGCGCGCTGGCAGAGAACCGAATGTCATTTTTCTTGGTCGGCGACAGGTTGTCCGTCCGTTTGATCTGGTTCGCGTCAAGCGCTACATAGCTCGTCCCTCCGAGTTCCCGGTCGCTTACAATAAGGCCATCGTATCCGTTCCTCCGCAGAAAGTTTACAAACCCTCTCGCCATTTGTCTCGTCTGCCCGTACTCGCCGTATTCATATGCTTCCTGTACGTCTGCATAGTCTCCAGCGTATGCGCCGATTTCATCCGCCAGCCAGTCAAGGCTTGTCTCGTATGGATTTTTGATATTCAGATAATACTTTTCCGCTTTTCCGCCTATCTTCGCAGACGCATCGTGGTCGCTGAACCAATGCCCAATCAACGCCGTCGCGGCAAGGCTCGCGTCTGCTGCATTCCCAAGCGCATTTTCTCCGAGTTTTCTTCTGTTGAACACGGTAAACTCTCCATACGTCGAGTGATACACCGGCAGCAGTTTCTGGTCTGCGTCTTCCGTCCTTACTTGAGAATCTGCGAAGAACTTTGCCTGTCTTTCGCTTAACTTCGTTCCGGCCGCATCCGTTTCGTCTGACATCTTCGTTTCCTGCTGCGCGCTGGCGGAGAATTTTCCCTTGACAGTTTCTCCCGTTTTGGATATACTGGCTTTAGATGCAGCACTTGTGGTGTCGGCAAGAGAGCCGGAAACGGTCACTCCCCGGGACGGTTCTTGTGCTGCATCTTCTTTGTTGAAGACGAACGTTCTTCCGTCCGGTGTCACAATTCTGTGCGTGTAGTAGTGGTTCCCGTTCTTGTTCACAACGACCGCCATGTTTCCCCGCTGCCCATTCAGCACGACCGGCGCAGCAAAGGTGATCGTTTGCTTTTCTCTTCCTTTGTGGTTCTGGTGTCCACCGATTTCTTTTCCGCGTTTCAACACCATCGGGGCAGCTGCGACCGCTGCCTTTTCTTCGTTTGTGTCTGCGTAGTCAACCGCTTTGTTGATATCCTTCGGCGAGAAATAGATTTCTCCATAGCCCTGCCGGTCGACCTTCCCGCCATACTTCGCAAGCAGATTGACTGCCCACTTCGCCGCCGCTGATTTGCTCGTGAATTTCGTCGGTGTCTGAATGGACGCCACAACATTCATTTCATTCAGCTCGCCGATGCTGTTTCGCAGCTGGTCCTTAATACTCGCTGTCTCCGGGTCGTACCCGGCAGACCATTTATTCCCCGCCGGTGGTGCTCTTGCGCTGCCGGATTTTTTCTGCCACTGGCCGACCTCCATCTTCACGTCCGCGCGCAGCTGGTTCGTGCCGTAGTCCGTGCGGTTCATGCCGGCGTAGGTATCCGCGACGATCTCCTCGACGTAGGCGTCCGTATCGTCGCCGTAGATCCCGGCATAGGCGTCCACATAGCTCTCGATCATCTCCTTTGTTATCTTGCCCTCGCCCAGCAGCCGCTTCTGGATCTTCGCCGCCATCTCCGGCCAGCGCTTGACAAGCAGATGATACCCCTCGTGCTTCGCCAGCTCGAACGCGGAATACTCCTCGCTGTCCGCCCGGATGAGGACGGAACCGTCCTCCGTCACGGCAGCGTCGGCATAAAACGTCTGCCCTTCGATCTCCTGCGCCAGCTGCCCGGTGAAGAACCGCACGTTCTGCACGCCCATCGACCGGAAGAATTTTGCCGCCGCCTGGATATCTTCGCTTCTTCCCTCCTTCCCCTTCGGCATAACGCGCACTGTCTGCGTGTTGTTCTCGCCGAAGCCAAGCTCCGAAAGCGTTACTTCATCCCAAGCCTTTGCGAGATTTCTTGCACTTTCCGCTCTCTTTCTTCCGGCGTCAGCTCTTTGCCGCTGCTCTGTGCTTTGGCGAACGCCTCCAGCCTGTCCTTCGGCACGCTGACCAGCCTGCCCGACTTGTCCTTCATCAGTAACCTCGATACTGCCATCGTTTACTCCTTTCTGCCCGGCGGCAAGGCCCGCTCGATAGGCGGCTGCCGCCACGTCCTGATTCATTCCCTCTGCATAGCGCATGGCCCGCTGCTCGCTCGCGCCGAGTCTGCCCTGCTCATAGACCTGTCCGAAGCTCTGCGCATACTGCTCCGCCGGCATGCCCGTCGTGTTCCCGTTCAGGAAATACGCCGCCGTCTGCTCGTCGTAGCCCGCTCTCTGGGCCTGCGTCTGCAGATACTGTTCCTCCTGCTGCAGCGCGGCTTCATCGAGCGCCTGCTCCGCGTCCTCCGTCTGCTGCTGCGTGTACTGCACCGGATCCAACTCTCCCATGTTCTCCGTCCCCGGAATTGGCGCAAATAAGCTGTCCTGGTCGTACTGCCGCTGCGCCGCCTGCTGGGCCTGCTGAACGGCCTGTACAGACTGTTGTGCGCGGCTCTGTTCCTGCTCCTGCTGATATTGCTGTGCAAGCCTCTGGTTTTCCTGTGCCGTCTCCGCAGCGCTCTTGTAGATCTGGAATGTCTTCTCGTCCGCCTCGGCCTGCGCCTGCTCCTGCCGGGCCTGTTCCTGCAGCTGCTCGAGCCGGGTCAGCGTCTCCGGCACGCGCGGCTCCTGCCCTTCGTCCACGGCCGCCTGCTGCTCCTTCGCCACCTCACGCAGTGTGTTCTCCACGGCCTTCTGCGTCACCTCGCCGCCATCGTCCACGGTCTGCTGCAGTTCCTCGGCCAGCTGGTGCGCCTTCGTGCCCTCTTCCTGCGCCATGCCATAGTCGATGACGTCCTGCACTTCGCCCGCCTCTATGACCGCTCTGGCCGTCTGCGTGACGTTTGCCTCCAAAATCACGCGGTTCACGCCCGCATAAGTTCCTGCCATCGTAAGGCCGGACAGGCCGCCCGCAAGGAACGAAAGGCTGTCTTCCTTTACGAAGTCTCCGACCATCGCCGCCAGCGCCTGCGCCGGTGTCTTGCCCTCTGCGATATAATTTGCGTAGGCCGTCATGACCTCACCCCGGTCGTGCTTTGCCACCACGTCATACGCACGGTTTAGCCAGTTGGACGCGATCTCTTCCGCGCCTTCCGACGCGAACGACCGCAGTGCCTTCCTCCACACGGCCTTCCCGCTCAACATGTTCTCGATGATATCGCCAACAGAATACTTTTCCGTAATACCCTCGATCGCGCCCTCGACGATACCGTCGACCAGCGCGTCCGCGTTGGACTTGCCGTTCTGAATGCCCTCATAGACCGAATCTGCCGCGACCTGCGATCCCATCACCCAGTTCATCGTCTCCGCGATCGCGTCTTTCGCGCCCGCTCCCACCGCGCCGCCGACCGTCCCGACAAGTCCCGTCGATACCGCCATGTTGACCGCGCTGTCCAGCGCCGACGTGCCCGCCTGATACAGAAACTGCCCCGTCGGGTTCATATCCTGCATCACGCTCTTACGGATCCCGGAGGACAGGCGAGACGCATTGTACGCCGGGCTATAAATATTCGTCGGCATATCCTCGTTCTGATAGCCGCCCGCCCAGCTCGGCAGCACGCCGCGCAGCGATTCTACATTGCCCAGCGCCTTCCCCGGTGCCAGCGCCGCAGAGAACAGCGTTGCCGCAGCTTTCCCCGCGAAGGATCCGCTTCCCATCTCCTGCGCCGCCTGATCGAGTTTCTGTGCGTTGTCGTAATCGTCCAGCACCTTCTGCCATTCCGCCAGCCGCTTGAGCGTGTCGTCACTGTAGCCTTTTTCGTTGAGCGCCGTCTTCGCGTCGTATTTCGCATACGCCCGCACCTGATACCCGTTCAGCTCCTGCCCGCGATACTGCCGCAGCAGGTTCTGCTCTTCCTCGCTCAGTCCGCTCATGGCATCCCGTGCCCGTTCCAGCACACTCTGGCTGTCCACAAGGTTCTTCCGATCCTGCAGCGCGTTGATCTCATCCTGCAGCTGCGTTGGGCTTTTCCCGCTCGCGGAGCGGCCATCTGCCGCAAAGTGTGCGTCTGCCTGTTCCTCTTTCAGCGCCTCGATCTGCTTCCCCAGCTCCTGTGACGTCCGCCGCATGCCGCGTACCTGGTCCCGCTGCGCATTCTGTGCCGCCCGCGTACGCCGGTTCAGTGCGCTTACATCCTCGCGTGTCTTCTGCGTCGCTGGGGCGAACTGCCCGGCCATCAGCGTGCTCTGCTGCCGAAGCGCCTGCGTTCCGAGCTTCCGCCCCTGCTCCGCCGTCACGCCGCGCAGATAATTCTCATACGTGCCGTATTCCGCCTGCATAGCCGGGGAACGGCTGTATTCCTGCTGCGATACCTTCCCGCCGATCGCGCTGTTCTGTGTCTTCTTCGTCCCGCTCAAATACGGCTTCATTTTTATCTGCGCAAGCTCCGCCTCGCGCACGGCGTTCTGATATGCCATAAACGCCGCATACTGCTTGTGCAGAGGATCGTCCACGGTTGTCTGCGTTCCCTGCCTGTTTTTCGCATAATCCTGATTTACCAGGCCGTACTTACTCGCGATCTTGATCTGCTTCTGGTCCAGCGTGATCCTTCCGCCGCGATAGGCTGAGGGAGCCTGCTGTGTGCTGGCTCCCTGTCCGTTTTTGACGCGCTCTGCGATCCGTATCTGTTCTTCTGTCAGTTTGATTCGTCCCATGCTGCCCTCCGTTAGCGCTGCCGCTGGTATGTCGCTCCGTATGCTTCGAGATACGCCTTGAAGGTGTTTGCCTGCAAGGTGTTGTACCCCTTACTGTTGAGGTAATAGTCGAGCGTCCGGCTATCCAGAAAAATCCCCGGGTTCTTCTTCCAGTATGCCATTGCCGCTTTTGCCAGCGTTTCGTTCTCTTTGTCCGAAAGCTCTCCGGAGCTGCTCTTGCTGCTTCCGCCGCCGGAGCCGCTGCCGGATTTCTTCGCTGCTGCCTGCTCCGCCGCCAGTGCCTGCAGGTACGCGGCGTTCTCGTTGTTAGCCTTCTGCGACCAGTAATCCAGCATCGTCCCCCACTGGCTTAGATCGTTGGAATATTCCGTGTTGTATTCGCTCCTCGCGTCTGCGAGGTCGGAATACCAGTCGCTCACCGTGTCGCGGTAGCGGCCATAGTCCGTGTCGTCCCGGCCTTTGACCAGGCTGTACTGGTTATAAAGGTCCGTCCCCTCATCCTGATACCGCTGGTATGCCTGCTGCTGCAGCTGCGGCACAATGTCGTTGAGGTTCTGCAGATACGCATTGTACGCCTGCTGCCCCACCTGCTCACCGTAGGTCGAGCCGTATCCGCCTGTCAGCGCCGCTGCCTGCCCCATCGTGTCCTGCATGGCAAGCCTGCCCTGCCGCTGGTACTGCTCGCGGTACTGCTGATAAAGTGGATCCGTCCCCAGATCGTAGCTGAATTTCTTCCGGTTCCGGATCTGGTCATACAGTTCTGTCAGCTCATCGTCCCAGCGCGACTGATACGCGCCCGGCTTGCTGGCTTTGACCTGGTTGAGATACGCCTGTGCCGCCTGCACACTGCTGGACGGCGTGTACCCGCCCTCAAGGCTGTTCAGCTTGCTCTGCGTATACCCCGATACGCCTGCCGATGTATACGGGCTGTTCCTCTGCGCGTAGCTGCCGCTGTAGTTATGGATCGTCTGATTTTTGTTGACCAGCTGCGACTGGTAGCTGCCGTCTGCGTTCACGCCCGTAATGCGGTACGTGCCGCCGCCGGTCACGACCTCGTCGCCCGTCGAAAGTCCAGCCGGGGCCTTGCCGCCGGTCTCTACTCTGTATACTCCCATCCTTTCACCGCCTTAAAGTCTGAAATGTGTCGCGTACTGCTTCGGCATGTGCGCCTGATTGTAGGCGTTGAAATACCCCTGCCAGTAGCTGTTATACTTTGCTGCCTCGTTCGAATACTTCGTTGTCTCCCCGTTGGCATCGCAGATCTTCATACTCAGGTACCAGCGGTAGATCTCGTCATACGGCCACGGGATCAGAAGCTCCGTCTCATAGTCCACGCTCTCGTCGTAGCCCGTAAATGCCGCCGGCTCCGTCTCATGCTCGTGCGTGCAGATGATATCCCGGTACACAATGCCGTCCAGCTCCGACAGCCACCGGATCTTATCCGGGTTCTCATACTGGTTCTGCATCAGCCGGTCGACCGTCTCGATCGCTTCCCGAATTTTCATTTTCCCTCCTTACCAAAAGAAGGGGCATTTCTGCCCCTTCCCTTGCTTCCTGCCGTCATGGGCATTTACTTGTCAGTTGTCTTCCTGTGCGCGTCGGAAAGCCTCTTCCTCCGCCATCCGTGCGTTCATGAGAACTTCGTATACCGGCAGCGGTACCTGCACGTCTTTGCCCTTCGGCACCATGAACGTCCTGCCGTTCACCGCCACGAATCGGCTCTGCTCCTCGTTCTCCTGCCCGCGAGGCAGGTAGATCGTCTTCATGACGTTCCACACGTCCTCCGGATTTGCCTGTGCAGCCGCCGCAGCGGTCTTCTCAGTTGCCATGGTATGTTCTCCTTTCTCAGTTGGCCGCGTCCGTGCCGGAGTATGCGCTGCAGCTCTCCACGCGGACCATGCGGTCCTCGTACAGCAGCTTTGCCGCCATCTCGGCCTTGTAGCCGACGGTCGAGAACTGGTTCAGCGGGCCGCCGATCTCATCCTTACCCTTGACGATCATCTGTAGGTTGCCGCCCTCCGGGTCGATCATCTTGTATGCGTCCTTGCCGAGGAACAGCGTCGCGTACACGCTGTAGTAGACCGCCGGATTTCCGTCAGCTGCTGCGGTCTTGACCGGGCAGGTCGAGTTGTTGAAGATCTTCGCCTCCGTCGTCTCGACGAACCGGACGCCGTGCAGCTCGCCGATCTCACCCGAGAACAGCGGCGTGACGTCTGCATACTTGTGCGCCTCGACCCATGCGTCCGAGGACCGCAGGTCGTATGCAACCGACGGATGGATGATCGCGACATACTTGCCGTCGATCTTCGGAGCCTTCATCTTCTTCAGCGTCGTCACGGCCTTGTTGACCTCGTCCGGCGTCAGCTTCGCCGTCATGTCGAGGCCTGCGCGGCTGGTGACCGCCGTGTGCGTGCCGCCCGTCGCGACCTTGTCGCAGTACTGCACGTTCGAGCCTGCCACGACCGCGTCTCGCACGCGCTTGTCGATGGACGTACCGGCGGAAGCGCCGAGTTCTTCGGTCGCGCCCAGGATGACGTTGTCCAGCGCATGCAGCTCCAGCTGGTCGGAGACCGTCACATACAGGCCGATCTGCTTGATCGCGCCGGTCGTGCTGGTCTGGCCCATCTTCTGTCCGGTCGGGATGACGCCCTCAGTCAGCTCCTCTGCGTCCTTCAGCGTGTTCCACTTGCGCCACTCGACGGTCTTGCCGTGGTTGCGCGGCAGCGCCTGACGGCCTGCCAGCTGTGCATGCACAAGGTTCGGTCTGGCGTTTTCAAGCAGCTGCGTGTCGTAGAACGTCTTCATGGTCGGCGCCAGCGTATCATTGCCGCTGAACGCGGTCGTCTGGCCGGTGCCTGCGTTTACGTAGTTGCCGGTCGCGTTGACAAGCGTACCGGCGTCAGCAAAAAACTGAAATCCGACTTTGGATTCAAACATATCTTCTTATCTCCTTTCTCAGGGGATCACTCGCTCCCCCATTGCTGCGCGGCGGCGCATGTCCTCCACCTCCGCGCGTGTCCATTTCGTTTTCATCGGGACGGTCGTTCCGCCTCCGGCGCCGGAGCCGATCTCTTCTGGTCTTGCCCCCTGCGCCTGAATGGTCTTCATGACGTTCTCCCGCGCCTGATTGGCCGCAGCCTGCGCCCGCGCCTGCGCGATCTCCTGCTGGTGGATGACCTCATAGGCCGTCTTCACCGGTACACCCGCTCCCATGAGCCTTGCAAAATCCGGATTCTGCATTTCGCTCTCGAAGTCGGCACCGTAGACCGCTGTGACATCCCGCGCGAAGTCTGCCCGCATCCCCTCAAAGGCCTCCCGCATCTGATACTCCTGCAGCTGCCGCCGCATGGACGTATTCTCTGCCCTGCTTGCGTACTCTTTTTTGAGTACGTCTGCCGTCACGCCCCGCTCCATCGCTTCCGCGCTGTATAGCCTCTCGTCAGAGGCAAACCGCTGCGCAAGCGCCGTGAAGTCCGTCTTCCGTGGATCGGACGTGTCAATGCCGTAAAGCGCGCCCAGCTGATCGATGATCGGAGCCATTGCATCTGCCTGACTCTTGTACTGGTTCATGCCCTTCACGCGCTGCCGGACCGCCTTCTGCATGGCGGCGTCGAAGTCCTTCTTGTATCTGCCCTGGATCAGACTGTCGAACGTTTCTTCCTGCTGTGTTCCCTGCCCCTGAGCGTCCGGGGCCGTGACCGGCTGCTGCTGCGCCTGCGCCTGCGCGGTGGCTGCCTGCCCGCTCTGCTGGCCGGCGTCGCCAGCTGCGTCCGTCTGAACGCTTACGCCCGTGATCTCTTCTGCCATTGCATGATTCCTTTCTGGCATTTGATTCTAAATGCATCGTAGCACAAACTTTTTGCAGTTTCACCCCACGCCATCAGCTCGGCTGCGTGCTTTCTTCTGACTTTTTGCGCGCATTCTCCACGATCTTCGGTTCCTGCGTCTCGCCCGTGTTGATCTCCGGCTTCTCCGCTGCCGCCGCGCTCGCCTGCGGGGCTGCCTGCCCGCCCTCCTGCAGGATCTGCTGCGCCAGCCCCTCACCCATGACCGGATCGTACCGGTCCGCCAGTGCGAGCGCCAGCTGCTGCCACTGGATGAGCCGCTCCTGCAAATCTGCGTTCTCCTGTATCTTCTGGATGATCGAGTCCTTCCCGTCGAAGTCCATCATGTCGAGCGTCGCCAGTGCCTGATCGACCATCTGCGGGTTGAAGAATCCCAGCTGGAAGAACTGCAGCGCCAGCTCGTTCTGCGCCATGGACGTGTACTCGCTCGCCTTCTGCGCCGAGACCTCAATGTCAAACACCGGTTTCCGCATTCCGTCCGGCTGCCCGTCTGCGCCGTAGAGCGTCTGCGGCTGCAGACCCTGATTGCTGTACTGCACAAACTGCTCTGCGCCGCGCTGCCCGATGATCCTAAACTGTCGCGGCAGGTCGTAGAACTGCCGGATCCGTTCAATGACCATGCGGATGAGCCGTGCGTAGGCCCGGTACGCAGACTTTGTGGAATCCTTGCTGCTCCGCCCGGACGCCTCCTGCAATGCCGCAATGGCGGACGCTGCCGTCACGCCGGAGCTTGCCGCGCCGTTATTGACGTCCGTGTTGCCCGTCGTCCACTTGAGTTCCTCAATCTTGTTCTGCAGGATCGCAATGTAATTGCTGTTGAGCATATTGACCTGGATCGGCTGCAGGCTGTCCTGCCCCAGATTGCCGTCCACATGGACGAACGGTTTCGTCCAGTCCGCGAACTCCTTCTCGTTGACGGATCCGTCCGACCGCTTGAACCACCGTGGCGTCGTCGTCATGATCGCGTTCTTCACGATCGCCTGATTCATCCGGTCAATCTGCTCCTGTGTCGACTTTCCGATGTCGATATAGCCGTACCCCGCAATGCTGCCCTCGACCGGGAACAGCGCATCAATGACGAACGGATACTCGCCGTCGTCATACAGGCCCGTCTCCGCCATGGGCTTCCCGACCGGCTGCTGCACGATGCTGCCGTCCGGCATGGTCATCGTATCGTATTTCTGCTCCGTGTCGTTCTCCGTCGCCTGCAAGACCGTGTCGCCTACGAACTTTGCAAAGTGCAGCACCATTCGTCCGTTCTGATACTTCCGGTAATACCAGTCCACCACCATCGACTTCCCGTCGTAGGAAATCACGTCGTCTGTGTTGTACTTCTGCTGTACGTCCCCGGATGAATTTAGCTTCCCCCGCAGCTCCGGCCACTTCTCGATCAGCAGGTCATTGTCCACCATCTCGGTCAGGAAGATATTTTTGCTCTTCTGGATATCCCGCACGCCCGGTTCCCAGAAGAACGACAGGATATCCACCGGCTGTACCGAGATATCCCCGAGGCCGTTCAGCTTCGAAGAATCCCACTTCACGTGCCAGATGAGAGTCCCCTGCTTGAGCTTCGTCCACTGGCTGTCAGAATAGACCTCTTCGAAGTCGTTCTGCTCCAGAATGACCGGCAGAACGGAGGACAGCTTCGCCGCCTCCATCCGGTCGTCCGGTTCCCTCGGGCGGATTGCCGGTGCCGGGTATGCCGCGATCGCGTCCGCGTGCTTGCCCATGATGACGTTGAAGAGCCAGGCTGACGTCCACTTGTCGTCCTCCGGGTTCCCTTTCTGGATCCGCTGCCAACTGCGCATGCGCCACCAGTCTTCTGACGCAATAACGCGCGCCTCCAGTGCGCTCTTGCCCTGCTTGTACCGCAGCAGCGTGTCCATTGCCCGGCGCGCCTGCTCCTCGCCGATCGCTTTTACAGCGGCCTGCCCGCTCGCCTGGTCATTCTGCGTCGCCATCTGCTGCATCATCTGTTCTGTCTGCATGCTCATTTTCCTCCTGTCCTTCCTCCTGCGCCTCCAGCAGGCGCACCTGCGCGCGGATCTGGTCCAGCACCATCCCCACGATGCACGGCGGCAGGCCGGACACGTTGATCGTTTCCACCAGACCGCCGCGCAGCTGCCCGATAGCCTTTGAGATCTTACTCATGCTCTTTCCTCCAATCGTTTCACCCGTTCGGTAAGCTTCTGGATCTGCCGGATGCACAGGGCGGTCAGTTCTTCATACCGAAGGCCGTAATCCGCCCCGCCGTCTTCCCGCGGCGAGCGGACAAAGGCCGCGAACGCGGATCCATCCAGACCGCACGCGCTCAGCGCCTGCTCCACGTCCTGCGCGATGAGGCCCGTATGTATCCGGCCGGACGTGCCGTCCTTCAGCCGGTAGCAGGCCGGGCGCAGCCGGTCAAACAGCGCGTCATACTGCGCCAGCTCATAGGAGATATCCGTCTTCTTCTCCCGGTCGGACGTGCTGATCGTCCCCGTCTGCGCATACACGACCGACCAGCGGTTGTTGGAATAGCCAAGCGAGCCGCCGCCGTCCGTTTCCGGCGCGGCGCTGCCCGAGACCGACAGATTGCCGCCGATGGTCGTCGTGCAGTTTGTATGCGCGCCGCTGCCGGTGACGGAGATCGTATTGCTGCTATAGCAGAGCTTTGCGCCGCTCGTCGTCGCCACGACCTCGCCGTAGCCGCTCAGCATATGGATGCCCTCGCCGCCATAGTCGCCCGTCGTGTAGCCCAGATATCCGCCGATCGTACTGCCGTAGACGGAGCTGTAGACCGCCATATCGCCGCCCAGCCGGATATAATCCGCCGACAGCGTCCCCGTCGTAATGTCGTTTGCCGAAAGATGGTCAACGGCAAAGTTGTTAAAATCCAGCACGCCGCCGTTGATGCGCGACGCCGAGAAATTGCCGGCCGTAATATCGTCCGCCTGCAGGCCCGTTACGGTGGCATTCGTCACATCCAGCCGCGTCGCGGTGATCGCGCCGGAAATGATGGCGTCCGTGCAGATGAGCTTGCCGTTCGCGTTGACCTTGAACTTATCCTTGATGGAAAGCCCGCCCACGCCGAAATACATGCTCTCGCTGCCGCCATATTCATCGTCCGAATAGTAAATGCTGCTCGTCGAGATCGTCCACGGTCCGAACGACGAACCGGCCGCCGCCGTGATCGTGCCAGTCAGGACCGCATTGTAGGCCTCCAGCGTCCCGGAAGGGAAATGGAGCTTCTTCTCCGATAAGTACGCGACTTCTTTCCCGTCCTGCCAGAAGCTGATCTTATCCGGTGTCACGGTCAGAAGCTCGTTCTTCGTCTGGTCGATGACGGTTTCGCCGCCGTCCGTCACCGTCGTCTCGATATTGCCCACGCCCACGCCGTAGACCGGCGCAACATCGTTGTAATAAAGCAGGCCCGTCTTGATATACTGCTGCGAATTGACCGAAAACTGGTTGTTGACGCCCGCGGTGTAGTCATACAGCTGTTTGATGCCGACGGAATTGCCCTCGATGGTCAGCTGCGTCTTCTCCAGATACTTGCCGAAGTCCGAGATCGCCACATAGCTGCCAGACAACTTGGTTGACCACGTCTCCGAGTTCGCCGCGGCGAAGTCCGCCGTCTTGATGATGAGGGCCTTAAGAGCCGCATAGCCTGAGAGCGTGGTCTTCTTTTCCGTCTCCGAGAGGCTGTCCGCGTCAATGGCCTGCGAGATCTCCCGCAGCGTCGCCTGCGCCGACCAGTCGGCAAGATTCAGCTGCTCCGTCACGCTGCACAGATACCGGCGCATGCTCTCCAGCTGCTCCTGTGTCGTCTTCCCCGCGATCGACGGGTATGCAAGTGTTAAAGATCCCATTATGCGTCGCTCCCTGCCTCTAAAACCCGCGCCAGACTGAACAGCTTCATCTCGCCCTTTCCCGTCAGCCGGAACTTGAGGTGGTCGCACCGCGCCGGGCGGATAGGCAGCAGGAACGTTCTGAGGCCTCTTCCCTCGATATGCCCGCAGTGCCGCCACAGGCCGTCGGAATCGTACTGCACCCAGAAATCCATACTCGACCCCTTCGGCAGCTGCATGCGCAGGTTGATGCGCGAGACGTATTTCTTTCCCACAAGGCCATACGTCATGATCCCCGTCTCGGCCATCCAGCTCACCGGATCTTCCAGCGTGCCGGCGGTGCCGTAGATCGTTTTGAGCGTCCCGTCCTCAAGGAAATACAGCTCATCGTCCACCCGGGCGAAGGCTTCCGCGTGGGTATCGTCCTCCTTGTGCCATAACCCCTTGCGGGTATCGTAGACAAACAGCGTCCAGCTATGCTCTTCATCCTCCATGCTGATGAAGTACTTCCCTCTGACGCCGCCGGCCACGGCGTTGTAGTAGAGCTTCGTTCCGAAGCAGCTGCCGATGTCCTGCGGCAGGCTCCCGTCGTACACGCACACGCCCATGCGCGACTTGTAATACAGCCGGTCGTCCACCACAACAAGGCTTTTCGCGGACCCGCCCTGCACGCCCGCGCACCGCTGCACGACCACCTGATGTGCGCCCGTCGCCGACGGATACACCCGGTGGAAGCAGTCCTCCTTGAAAAAGACCGGGCTGTCGGCCAACGTCGCGGCGCCGGTCCATTTCCCGTCCGTGCCGCAGCTCGCCCGCCACGAATCCGTCGCCACGCCCTGATAGCACTCCCAGTTTTTGAAGTCCCCCAGCTTGCAGCAGTAGATCTCGTTCACGGTCTCACCGTCCGCTACGCCGTACTTGCAGCCCCACAGCCGGTTCCCGCTCTCGGTGATGAAGTCCATGCTGGGGACTCTGCGTTCCGTCTTCACGGTCCCGCTCGTCACCTTCGCCGTCTCGTCGACAAGACCGACGATGACGATATGGCTGTCATCCACGTCATAGAGGATCTGGCTGCCGTTCAGCTTTTCGATCTGCTCGCTGCCCGTCAGGCCGGAGATCCGGATGCCGTCGTACTGCTTGAAGCCCTTGCCGATGCCATTGGCCGACAGCTTCAGATACACCGTCGGTACGCTCACCCACTGGCTCGTTGCCTCCGCCCACTGCTTGAGCGTGTGGAGCTTGCCGGACGTATCCAGCCAGTACTGGCCATTCGTCGGGTTTTCCGGCTGGCTCGCCTGCTTATAGCTCACCGTCAGCGCCGTCCCGTCGACAAGACACAGGGAAATGTCAATGTTCGTGCTTGCCGCGTTGACGGTGTTCTCCTGTCCCATGTATCCGTTGTCGGAATACTTCTCGGTGTTGAAGTAGATCCCATCCGGGAAAATGCACAGGTACGCGCCCATGGAGATGAGCTGCTTTTCTCCCGCCGAAATGGATACAGACGGCATATACGCCTCCATGGAAGCGCCGTTTATGTACAGCGTATTGTTCTGCACCCAGCACAGCGCGTCCTTCGCCAAAATCCCCTGCACGCCAGAAAGCGCCTGCGCCGTCCCGCGCCGCGGCCTCGGCGCGAGCAGCGGATACGCATCCGCCGACAGGTTCTCCATGTCGTATAATTCCCCGTCCGCCAGCTCAAGATTGTGGTCGTAGCCGAGAAAGACCTCCGTCATCGTGGTCTGCTTCTCGGTTTCCGTCAGTTGTGGTGCCAGCATGGCCTTACCTCCGTTTCATCATGTCCAGCGGATCAAACAGAACCGGCGGTGCTTCTGCCGGTACCGTCGGCTTGATTGGCCGCGACATGCACATATACCGCCATTCGTCCGCGCAGTGATCCTCCATTTTCGTATCCAGATCCTCCACCTTGTGCTCGTCATACATGAGCATCGGGATCGTCCGGATAAACGCTTTGCACCCTGCAAATACATACATTCTCGGGTATCCATCCGGGTCAAACTGTAGCCGGTAGTGGCACTGCATCCACCCCGCAATGCGCTCGTTGTCTCCCGGTGAAAAATATACACCGTATTTCGCTGCGGTCTGCATGATGCTCTCTCCGCGATCCGCCGCCCAGCACGCCGGGTCTGCGACGCCGATGATGTTCTTCCCTTTGAGCCACGCATGCGTCCGCTCGATCCTGCTGATCTCCGCAAACTGCTTGTCCGGGTTCCACTTGACGCCCTCGTTCGGTGTCTTCGTGCATCCGTAAAGCTCCAGAATGCGATAGATCACGCCGTCATAGTCGACCGCCCACCACGCACAGGAAAACGGCTTGCCGTAGCCAAAGTCATAGCTCCTGCAGATCGTCCACCCGTCCGGGATCTCAAACGGCTCAATGACATGCGTCCAGCGCCGGTCTTTGTAGTGTTCCGGATCGTCCCGGAAGTCCTCAAAGAATTGCCCTTCGTAGACGTCCCACCTGCCATACAGCCATGCCTCGCGCAGCTTCGGCGGCAGTGTTTCGAGCTGCTCGATATACTCCGGCTGGATCTGCATCAGGACTTTGTTGTCCTGCACCAGCGCCTGAATGAAGCTGTAGTTTTCCGGCTTCTCTTTGTCCTCAAATCTGCGGTCAATGAACAGGCGCTTGAAATACGCATGTGCCGGGCCGCCCGGGTTCAGCGTGTAGTACGTCCGCTTTGGAAACGGGTTCGTGCCGCGCACGCAGGCGTTGATCTGGTCGATCCACTCCTTTTGCAGCTGCCCGGCCTCGTCAATGAACAGCACGTCGTATTCCGCGCCCTGGTATTGCCCCAGATCTCCCGCGTTGTCGCAGTAACCGAACGTGATCGTCGATCCGTTTGGGAACCGGAAGGTCTTGTCGGTGGTGTTGTACTTCGCGATCCCCGCCAGCTCTTTTTTCAGCGGCTCGATGTGGTTGTTCCGGAGCTCAGGCATCGCGCGCCTGACGATCAGAACCTTGATCCCTGCGAAGTGCAGTGCCAGCAGCTTTGCCTTCGTCCGCACAGCCCAGCTTTTCCCTCCGCCGCGCGCACCGCCATAGGCCACATGCCGGTGATGATCCAGCAGAAACAGCTTTTGCTTTTCGTTCGGTTCCCCGAAGCAGCGCTTTTTCATCCCGCGTAAGCCTCCGCCTCCGCCTCCATCGTGATCCTCTGGCTTTCATCCTTTTTTTCGCCCTCCGCATCCTGTCTGTAGCGGAACCCATACTCCAGCGCGAACTGCGCTCCTCTCTGCGAATCCCGGTCGAACAGTCTTTCGGCCGTATATTGTTCCACGCGCGTCTGCGCGCGCGAAATCGTGTCCATAAATTCTTTCCTGGCCTTGTAGTTGTACAGGCTCTGCCTGCTGGAAAATCCCAGCGCCAGCGCAAGCCCCGGGATCGTTGGCGGCTTCCGGTTCACCCAGACCGGTGTCCCGTCTTTCTGGTTGAAAACGATGTCCCCGTCCTTATCCCGCAGGATCTCTCCCTTGCAGCTCTCAAAATACGCCTCGATCAGCCCTTCGATCTGCTCCACGGATTCATACTTCGGTTTCCTCGCCATGGCTCACGCCTCCCTTCTGCTTTTCAGCATAGCGTATCCGGAAAATGTTTTCACCCCACGCGCATGCAGAATGAGCGCATGCAGGATTCCTCCCACATGCGCTTCGGCTTTCATTCTGTTTTTTCGTAGTGCCGGATCTTCGCCCCTGCAATGCTGCAATTTGGATAATCAAAGCTCGCGCAGTACCTCGCGATGTACTCCGCTGTCTCCCGCCGCTCCGGGAATACGATCACGCATTCCCCCTCGCAGCGGATCGACTTTTTCCCTGCTGCCTGCCAGAAAGGGCAGATATATTCCTTGTGCCAGTAGTCGCTCATCTCATGCCTCCTTTTCGCCTTATAACGTTACACATTTACAAGGCTTAAATAAGGCGGCTCCCGGTCCGCTTGCGTTCTCCTTTTTGATCTCTTACATATTTATATATCTGTAAGCCGTACTGCGTTGTACGGGCCTCGACGAGGATATAACCGCGCGGAGCGACCGGCGGGTGCTTGGGGCTGTACTCGCGCACGGCTTCGGTCGCAGGCTCCGGCTCCGGCCTGACGCAGTTGCGGCTCGCTTTCCATCGGTGGCCGCCGAACTCCTTGCGCCAGTGGCCGTGCATATAGTTGGCCAGCGCCGTGTAGTCCTGTCCGTGGTCGACCTTGTTCCCGTTTTTATCCGGATAATAATTGTGCTTCCGCAGTGGCTTGCAGTCGATCACGCTGCCATATCCCCACAGCTTTCCGATTGCCTCCGGCGGAATGCCATCCGAGATCATGTGCAGATGGAATCTGCTGGTTGATTTCCCCTGGCCGTAAACCACAACGATCTTTGCATCAGGGTAATTATATGTAAGGCGGCGGTAATACCGGTCCCGGAGCTTTCGTATCTCGTCGGCGGTATGCACCTCATTCTCAGTATCGAGCGTCAGTGTGGAGTAATAGGACGTGGGTCCGAAGTTGGCATTGACCAGCGTTTCCAGGCGGCTGGCTGAGACTTTGCCGTTAAACTCGTCGCGCTCTGCCGGCGTCTGAAAACGCGGCCTGCGCGGCTTGCTGGCCTTGATCTCCGTTCCGTCCGCGACGGTATACACGATCTGCTTGCATACATGCCCGGCAAATATCCGGCGTTTGCATCTCTTTGCCATAGTCTCAGCTCCTCTTTCTTTTTTCTGCCCGCTCAAAGCGTGGCCGGAGATTCCGGCCATGCGTTCAGCGGATAGCGTTCTCCAATTCCTTTATCGCTTCTTCAAGCCTGCGTTTCTGGCTGCGCAGCTCGAAAAATACCAGCACGCCCAGCGCGATCCACTCCAACGCGGCAGCGAGGCTCAGAATCTCAATGATCATTCCTGCGCCGCCTCCATTTCCTTTCGCTCCTGCATAAACCCGTGCAGGAACAGCTCCAGCAGCGCGGACGCGCCGTTTACCATCTTCGTCAGATCCCGCTTGCTGATCGCGAGCTTTCCGGTCGTAATCACCTGCAGATCCGGCCTTCCGATGATCTGAATGGTCGGCTGCGGCTCCAGCGTCTTCGAGCCGTCGTCCTCGCTCTTGTAGAGCGGCGGTGTCGCCTGCTCCATGATGATCCGCGGCGGGTATGCCTCGCCTCTAAAGCTCACGTCCCACTGCAATTTTTCGTAGTCCGCCGTAAAATCGTCCAGCGATGCGGCGAACAGTTCCATGATCTTTGCCATTTTGATGCTCCTTTCAGATTTCCACGCACTCATTGGCGCGGATATTGATCCGTTTTCCGCCGGACTGGATCACATATCCTGCGTTTTTGAGTTTGTTCGGGCCGTACTTTTCTGCGGCATGCTCCGATCCGACGGTCGGCTGGTATTCCGGGTCGACCGGCACTTTGCATATGATGCGGATGCGCACCATCGTGTGCGGCAGGCGGCGCGGCTCCTCCGGCTTCGGCGGCTCCGGCGGCTCCGGCGGCGTGTTCATCGCAGCCATTCTGGTGCTCCGCTCCATATGCTGCGCGATCGACGCGCAGGAGCGACTGCAGTAAAAGCGCCCGCTTTTATTCTCGTTGACTTTTCCGATCGGCCGCAGGAACGTTTTCCCGCATAGGCTGCATGCCTTTTGTACCAGTGTTTCCATGGTCCTCGTCCTTTCTTTGGTCAGGGGCCGGTATCCCGGCCCCCGGCAGTGGACGGCCTCGCACCGCCTGCGCCCGCGCTGCCCCAAGTCCGATCCTGCGCGGGCGAGCCGCCCTTGTCTGCGTCGGGCTGCTTTTGAGGGAGGTTCACCATGCCCCCGGGTGCGTAAAGCCCGGGAGTGGGGTAACGTTTTCCGGCACGTTCCACACCGTTTTATCCCCGCCCGCAGGCTTGAGGGGTTCTGCGGGCGGGTTGCAAAAGCCGGGGTGATCCTTCCGCCGGCGTCTCATGGCAAAGCGTCGGCGGCATAAGCCCACAAAAATTATGTATCCCCGGCCGATTGCTGTGGTTTCTGGCAGCCCGGCTGCACACCTACGTGCTTGCCATACTTGCCATCCTCTCCCTGCTCAAGCGGCATGGTCTTTCTTCGGGCCTGCTCAGCCGCGTTCCAGCCGCAGCCCTCGCAAAATTCATTGCCCAGTGCTGCCATCATGCAGGATCTGGCGCTCTTCGGCAGCATGCACTGCTCGTTTTTTTCTTCTGCCATGCTCAAACCTCCTGTATATCGATCCCGTATTTGGATCGCATGAATTTTTTATTGCGCAGATACTCCTTTGTCCGCGTCGCCGCGGACTTGACGTCTTCAACGACCAGCTTGCCGCCGAAGCGGTACGAAAAGTCCGCCGTGTACCGGATTGCGCGGATCCGCTCCCCGCGCTCTGTGCAGTAGCTCTCCTGCAGCGTGAATTGCGGCTGCAGCCGCAGGTCGGAGATGATCCCGGCCCGCAGCATGACCATCAGCTCATCATACCGGCGCGCCTCTTTCTGGCTGTCGAACCGAACCCCGGCCCGCTCGGCTGGCGTACTGTGATACTTCGTGTCCTTCTTCGGCCCCGCGTCAGCCCCCGGCATCTGCTGCCTGGCATAAAGCTCCCGCATCCTCGGCGGCATGTCCGCCATGCTCTCAAACCGCAGTCCGCTCATTCGGCTACCCCGCCCATCCGCGCACCGCAGCAATAGCAATATTGAGAGATCCCCACAAAAAATGCGCCTACCTTTACACCACAGGCTGAGCACTCCCATGTACTCCTTGATTTCCGCACTTTCTTCCACCACCCATGCACCACCGGCGCAACGTCGGCAGCGGGCAGCTTCCTGATTTCTGCAAACGCCGCAGCGTAATCCCCGCACGTCCGCGTTGTAATTTCCAGCGCCTCCGCGCGGCTGATGTATTCGTCAGCCATAGTTTGCCTCCTTTAGCCAAAGCTCACTCGCTGCCATCGCCCCCGCCCGGATTGCGGATTCCTCCGTTATTTTGCCCTCGTCCATTTTCTTCCGCAGCAGCTTCGCGTACAGGGTGATTGTCAGCGTATCCTCTACCACACCGGCGTTTGTCTTCCAGCACGGCTTTGCCGTCAGCCCCCAGTTTGCATGGTTCCGGCTCGTGCCGATGGCCATGAGGATCTTTCTTGCGCGTTTTCTGGTCATGTCGCACCCTCCGTCGCCCGCTCGACCTTGCCGGCCTCCAATTTGCCTTTGTGTTTCTTCACAAGCTCCTTCGCTAAGTTCAAGCCGACTGCAGTATAGTCAAATTCGGAATCCCCGATAGCCGGTTCAACGCATCCTTCCGTCCCGCCATATGTGCCATAATGCTGTGCGAAGTCACTTCCGTCCGGGAAACGCACTGCATAGCCGTCGTACAGGTGCTCTATCGTGCATTTGATTCCAAGATCGACGCAAAAATGGTACAATGCGCGTATTTCAGTGTATTTTGCTGGAAAATCTAACGTTCTTTCCTCAGGCGGCAGCACCACCGCGCGCCCGTCCTTGTCGGCCTCGGCAAGCTCGCGGAGGCGGTCAAACCCGCCGCACAGCTCGGCAATGTCCTCGTAGGCTGCGAGTCGCTTTATGAGAGAAGCCCTGCATTCGGAAAACGTGCATTGCTTGTCCTTTTTCTGCTCGCAGCTGTCACAAACCACAACCGCTTTCCCATCGGGGAATCTTTTTGTCATTCGCGCCATAGCTATTCCTCCCTATTCAATCCAAAACGTCGCAACCGGAACAAGTTCTTTATACCATTGCTGGAAATCATTCCAATCGTTAAGAATGTTCCGGAAAAATTGTGCTGTCCCTTTTACCGTTCCCCACCCGTTCGGCGCTTCGTATTCTTTGAACGAATCTGGGTTCTGCTCCAACTTTCTCAAGCCAGCCTCGATTTTCGGAATTACGTCCACGCAAAGCCCGTTGTTCTGGCAGTTCTTCCATTCCAGACCAGTTGATTTCTCAATAATCTTCCGGACGTTCCACGTTATATTTGCGTCGCACGTACCAACTGGGACGTAGGCATCAACCCCTTCGACTTTGACCTTGAACGAAATATCGTAGCTCATGCCTTGCCTCCTTCCTCCGGCGCGTCCGGCAGCGGCATCCAGTGGGTGACGGTGCACGGCAAGGCCATGCACAGCCACGTCCCGGCCTCTTTGTGATAATTGCCAATATCAACGCCAAAGTACGGGCTATAAATCATGTAATTTATAAGCGTATTGTCTTCTTCGCTTTTCCACGCCTCCGGCGGCCCATCCTCCGCGCTGATCCACTGCGGCACCTTCTCCCGCAGCGCCGCGTTCTCGGCGGTCAGGCGCTCGATGGCTTCAGCGGCTTTGTCCAATAAATTCTCTTGGCAGCGCTGCTTATCCTCATGCATGGCGCAGTCTTTGCACTCTCCCTCTGCGCAGCACCGCAGCGCCTGCACGATTTCCTGCCCTGTCATGGTTTTTCCTCCCTCCCCGGCGTAAGCTTTGCCAGCATGATCTGCCCCAGATCCGCCACATATACCAGCCGCCCGCGGCTGTACACCATCAGCTTCTCGCCCCGGATCTCCATCCGGTCGGCCTCGATGTTTGTCAGGTCGTTGCAGCAGTCACACACAAACCTCATACCAGCGCCCCCGGCCGGGTATCCGGCACATAGTGCAGCTTGTCCGCCCGGGCGCTCTGGTGGTACTCCGGCCGCGTCCACGCGTAGCCCCAGTGTTTTGCCGCCGTGAACATGGCGGCCAGCTCGTCCGCCGCGCGGACAATGATCTGCTGATCGTGGTAAGTTACGGTATAGTGGTTTTTCCCAGTGTATCCTGCCTGCGCGATGACCTTCTTTCGTCTCGGCGCCCGCTCGCCGGGGTAATCGATGCTATTTTTCATAGTGTTTCCTCCTGCGGATTCTGTTTTCTGCCCGGACCGTCTGGCGGTTTGCTGCATGATCCAGCTCCATGTCCATGCGATCTCGGTGATTTACATCGTAAATGTGGTTCCGGATGCTCTCATACAACTTCCAGCTGCAGCATCCGGCGCGGCAGGTGCCACTCCTGTCCGGGCAGTCTCTCGCGCACGGCGGCGGCACTGGCCGCATCCGCGGCGCAAAATACTGCATCACTCGTTCTCCTCCTGCACGTGCTGGAGCCACGCGGCCAGCTTGTTGAGCTTCGTCTCGCGCAGCACCAGATCGTTGACGGTGTCCTGGTCGACGCGCTCCATGCTCTGAACGATCTCACGGTCGTTCGCGCAGTCGTCCGCGTAGGCCAGCAGCGCGTCGACGATATCGTCCAACTGATCCGGCCGCAGCCGGATCTCGATCCTGTCGTCCATTACAGCGCCCCGAAGACTGTGCAGCCCAGCGAGATCGTGCCGGTGATCACGGCGGCGTCCGTCAGCTCCGCGTATCCGGCGATCGCGGCCAGCGCAAACGCCACTCCGCCAACCCACAGGCTGCATACCTTTGCCACCCGCCGCAGCGTCTTGCGGTACTGCCATTCATCAAACAGCCGCTCCCGGCGCTCCTCGGTGGTCTCTTCCTCGGTGTACTCCTCTGCAAGATTTCCTCTCATAGTTGCTCCTCCTATGTACGCGCCTTCCGGCGCGTTTAATTTTCAGCTGCCGGCAGGCGGCCTTCCGCTATGGCGTTCTCAAGGATCCTCCATGCCGCGCGCCGCGCGGCCTGCCGGTTCGCTTCCTTCTGCTCCGGCGTCATCCTGCGCCGAAGAGAACGGCCGGAAGTGGGATGA